GAAGCACTGCTTGTGGTCATCCGTTGGCTTTGGCGGCATACGCTCGCCAAGGTTGACCATATGAAAATCGGGTGCGCCTGTCGCAAAAGACAGCCAGCCGATCTGCATATTATCAAAATCCATCGCAAAGCTGATCGGCAAAGCCATCTCGGTTTCATTCTTAACCCAGCCGCTTCCATCGTTTTCACGATCCACCTTGATTAGATCACCAGCCTTGGCATCCCATTTCACGATTGGTGTGATGTCACCACCACCAGAAGATTCAGTCTGTAATCCTAACGCCATAACATTTTCCTTTTCTGTAACGTCATTGATTTTGGCTCACGATTGTGAACCCGCTAATCGGATAGAACGCGCAGATGTCCACGTCTTGTGGGTCATTACGATCTGTCCGTCCACCCATCCTTAAATCAAGTGGATGGGCAAAGTCAAGCCTTGCGACACAATCTGTGTATTTGCAGATCAGGTAACAAGGCAATCCGGTCTTGCGTGTCAGCGCGTCAGCCGACAACACCTTCGACAGCGAAATCATCACTGTCGGATACTTGTTCATATGGAAACTGCGCGTCTTTACCTCGGCGAAACCAAGGCACTCGGCGTCCCTGAATATGGCAAAGTCGAGGCGGTACTGCATAGGTAGCTTGCGAAGGCTGTAGCCCAAGCCCGACACAATGTCGGCGACTTCCTGCTCGTTTTGCAGGTCTTTGCTTGTCTCGTACTTAGGACGCATCGGACAGCAACTCGCGGCACACCATCATAAAAGTGTCCCAGTCCATCTCGACAGCGTAACGCCAGTCATACTTATCTTCGTCAGGCTGAACCCCGAACTTGCCCAGATCAGCCACCGCCTGTAGCGGCACACGGCATCGTATGGGCTGGCGATCATACTTATAGATCAGAGCCGGATAGCTGTCGTGTTCGTTATCCGCAGACCTTGCCGCCGCGCATATCTGATCCCACCACGCGGGCTGACTACTTGTCCCCTGACCGTATCTTTTCAATTCCAGCATGAATGGAAACGCCTTGCCGTCCTCGCGGGTAAGGTCATCCAGACCAGCCTTCTGATACTGCCGAAGGTTACGGTGAAACTTGATGCCAAGAGCCTCGTCAAGAGCCTTGGCAATGTCACGCTCAAACTGTGCGCCTTTCTGGCGACCACCACCAGCTTTCATCTAACAGACCTCCCCAGCGGCTCTTGCTACATCTTTGAGTCGCTCATCGCGCAGGTTTTCCAAGCCCTTCTCAATCAACTCATCGGCAAGGCTGGCCATCGATCTGTGCGCCGAATGCTCTAATTCTGCCTTTAGACCAGCCGTTGTGCTGGTTCTGAGTCGAAGCAGTGTTGCTTTAATTTCAGACACTTAGCGTCTCCTGTAAAAATAATTGAATATTTATGTACTATAAACCTTGTATCACATCAATATATATCTTATCTATAGTACATCACTGGAACATAACAGCACTAACCAAGGGAGAATATAGAATGATTAAACAAAATACAAAAAATCACCACGCAATGATTAGCATGATTGGTGAATACAACACATTCAGAGATTATGTTAATCGCCCTCAAACCCAGACAAATGCGGACATTGCCGCATTCAGTGCGGTTCGCGCCTGTGGGTATTGCCTCGAAGCTGGCTATGACCCGCAGAGCGTTATCACTGACGCACATGAGTTTGTTGTTGAATGTAATCGTAAACTTGAGGCGGCGGCTTAACAGCCCCGCCCGAAAGGGGTTTTATAATGGAAAACTTAAACATAATTGCAAACGCACTTGGTTGGGAAGTTGTCAAAACAACTCAGGACGATCATCTCAAAGGTTATTGGGTTTTAGAAATTGGTTGTGGAGAGTGTGAATGCATAAAAGGCTTTGTAACTTTAAAAGAAGTTGCAAACTTTTTATCTAATGAAATTTCTTTGAGGTTATCAAATTCAAAGGCGGCGGCTTAACAGCCCCGCCCCAACCAAGGGAGAATATAGAATGACTCACTTTGAAATTCAGTATTTTTGTCAAAGGGGTGGTTGCTTCCGCGTTGACAAATTTAACAAGCACGATGACGCCAAACACTACTTTGAAAAGGCTATAGATGAAGCGGTTCGCTTTCAAAAGAAGTATTCTGACGATCCGCATATCAGCAAGTTTATTGCCTTTCAAATTGAATTTTTAGAGCGAGACGATGAGATAGATTGGTTGGCGGAAGTCAACAGATGGTCGGCGTATTAACAGCCGCCCGAAAGGGGAAAATAAATGCCTGAACAAAAACCATATTGGTACGTTGTCGAACATGCCTTCACGCCACGCGGCGCACAGGTTAGTAAGCCGTACCTCGACAAGCTGGACGCGCTTGACGCGGCCTACGCTTTACATGATCGGCTGTGGATGCCCAAGACTCGCATCCACGATGGCGAAATCTGGGTGGGAAGGGTCGTTGTTATGTCCGAGTCCCGCCTCAAAATGAATGGCTGGTACACCAAGCCTGAGAAGAAATCCAACTACGCGAAAGGGAGAAAGAAACATGACATCACTCGCAGATAGTATTATTGGTGGAATTATTATCCTGATATTTTTCTTGGGCTGGTTCGACTGGTTGTGGATATTCGGCATCGAGTCGTCACGCTCTTATACTTGGTGTTATCTCATGTCGATCTGGGGGGCAAGCTGATGTCAGATAAAATCACAATCAAACTGACCAAGAGTCAGGCACACACCGTAATCGATGCGTTGATGGATTACATTTATGACCACCCAGACAGTGACATCGAGTCCGAAAAGGTCAAGTCATTGGTCAATGCATACACTGAAATTCTAAACCAAACCGTGAAGGGAACAAAATAATGGTCGGGAAGTTAACGCCGGATACACTTATTTCAGCATCACGCATACCAGTATTGATGGGCGTCAGCCCATACGAAACACCTAATGAGCTGATGCGTTCCATCTTGGATGCGCGTCAGGGCAAGCCACGTCAGTGGCTGGAGCAGAATGAGCCGATGTTCTGGGGCGACACACTAGAGCCAGTCATCTTAGCCGAGGCCGCGAAGCGCCTGAACCTGACCGATGTGGTTCTTGACTTTGACGCGGCTATCCATCACCCATCCCTGCCGCTTGCCGCCTCTCTGGACGGCAAGGGGACAGGCACTCAGATGGTCGCGCACGACCCAGCCAACGGCATCTACTGTCCGCAGGGCAAGCCTGTTGACATAAGCGGCGTGGGCGTCCTTGAGGCAAAGAACACCAGCGTCATTGCCGAGGATGCACCAGCACCGCACAGGGGTGTCTTACAGCTACAGGCTCAGATGATGTGTACTGGATATGAGTGGGGTTGCGTTGCTGTCTTGTATCGCGGCGGTGAGTTGCGCCTGTTCATGTATCAGGCCGACCTTGTGGTGCAGGGCGAGATTGCTAACGCGATCCGAGAGTTTGAGCGTAACATCGAACTTGGCGACTGGTATCCGGCAACCACGTCAGCAGACGCAAACGCCGCGTGGAATAACGTGGACGATGGTGCGCCGCCACTTGATCTGGATGACGTGCCGGACGCGGACTACTGGGCTGGCATCCTGATTGACGCCAAGGCGCAGAAAAAAGCCTTGGATCAGGAGATCGACATTGCCGAGGCAAACCTGAAAGAGATGCTGGGTAATCATGAGGAGGGCGTGGTTACTAATGACGGCTCACGTTATTACATCAAGTGGCCGATGCGTAAAACCCGCGCACAACCAGCCAAGACGGTCGCCGCAAAGCCGGAGTCGATTGTCCGCCAGAAAACCCTGACCGTGAAGGAGATGCCCGATGGCTAATCTTACAAAGGCACAGAGCGAGGTGTTGCGCTGGATTGCACGACACCAGCGTAGGTACGGCTTCACGCCGTCAGTGCGCGAAATTGCGAAGGGAATGGGCAAGGGCGTCACGACCATTCAGTACCACATCCACAACCTTGTTGATCGCGGCGCAATCAAGAAACCAGCCGGAGTGCATCGGTCTATTGAGATACAGTAAAAAAGGGGCGGGAAACCGCCCCTATTATTTTATTCAATAAATAGTACATTGGGGTATTGATATCGATGCGATATCGTACTATATAATATGTATAACGAACCAAGGGAGATAGACATGACTTACTTTGAACTTCGACTTTTTAATCAAGGCGGCACTTGCTTTCGTATTAGCGAGTTTCGCAAGCATTCAGACGCCAAAACGCACTTTGACAAAGCCGTAGATCAATCTGTTATCTGGCACAAGCTGATAGATGATGAGCCGCAGATTTGCAATCTCATAGCCTACGAAATACAGCTTGTCGAGCGAAACAACGCAATGACTTGGCTGACTGAACACAACAACTGGACGGCGGCTTAACAGCCGCCACCCCAACCAAGGGAAAATAAAATGGCTACAATGAAATTTGAAATAACATTGGAAATTGAAGAAGCGCAAAACGCTCCAACAAAATCAGAATATAAAGAGGCTTTCGAGCAGTGGCTTGAGCATCGCAATCCATATGATGACCGCCAATACATTGTTGGCTCAAAGGTTGTCGCAAAGCGATTATAGGATAAACGATATGCAGTACAAAGAATGCCCAGAATGTTGCGGCGAAGGCCAGATCGAAACTGAGACAGCCGTTGCGGATTATCAGTGCGGCGGCTATCTTAGGGGCGTGATTGTTGAGTGCCACGCCTGTGATGGATCAGGCGAAATCGAAGACGAAGCATACGAAGATTAATCGAGACAGCGCGTCAGTGCCGCTTTATGCCTGACTATTTCTCCCTCGACTCACCCCCACTGCCTCAAAGCGGTGGGGGTCTTTTTATTTCTTGCCGATGAACTTGGATGCGCCGCGCATTGCAAATGTGGCCGAAACAATCAGGCCGAGGCTGTACTGATACCAATCAGGCATCGTTGACAGGGCATCGAACCCATCTGCCACCACCTGACGCCCCCAGTCTCCGCAGAACGCCAGTATAAGCGGCACAGAGAACAGCACGGTCAGCCATTCGTCTTTCCAGCTAGTCAGGCTACCCTGCGCCATAATCTTTTCCCAGCCAGCCTCATGAGTAGCGGCAACCTTCATTACCTCGGCTTCCGCTTTAGCCTTGGCGACCTTCGCCTCGCTGGTTGCCTTCTTCTCGTCCGCCTTGCCCTTGAGCCAAGAGCCAGCCAGATCGCCCACAATCGGGATCAGTGCCTGTATCATTCTTAAAAGCCTCTCTGTTTCGCCTTGCCTGTTCTTCGGCTGTCCTGTCGTTCATGTCCCAAATTTGGTACATTATTTTTCATGCCCCAGCCAGACTGCAAACGCGCCTGTCATTGCGCCAGTAACGGTGGCCGTCAGGGCTGTCGCCTGTGAAGTCATCGACTCAACAGGCAACGAAATGTACCATTCGATCACGCGGATATACATGAACGTCATAGTAAACATCATGAGTCGCGGAAGTATCTTCCATTTCAAAAATCGTTCCATCGTTAATTCAGCCATCAGCCAGCCCCCTCATACGCTCCACCAGCCGCTTTGCGCGGTTTGGTGTCTGTTTATACCACTTTGAGTCAACCATCTCGTCTGCGGCCTTCTGCCAGTCCCTAGCGTCCACGCCAGCCTTCATGCCTACAAACTTGGACAGGCGGGGACGGCCAAGCTGAAAGCACATATTGGCAATGACAAGCTGGGCGTCTTCTGGCAATTCATCAAAGTCGGGATAGATTATGTTGCAGTCCTCAACCGTCACGGCGATGTCCAGCTTGAATAGCTGGTTCACTCGCTCCGCAGTAACCTTTGTGCCGACTGGCTGGCCGTATTCTGGGTCGTCCTCGACAATCAAATGCCCGATTCCGGTTGTTGGCAGTCCGAGGTGATCTAAATATATCTCGTGCTTACAGCCTTCATCTTCGGCAATCTCTAATCTCAACTTATCTATATTCATCTGCTTCGCCTCTCTCTCACAACCTGCACCGCCCTGTCCCACGAATCCGCCTCAATGTCCGGCTTCTCGAAGTAACTCGCCTTGACGCGCTTACTCTGCTGGTTAATGTGTTCTGTCGCAAACGCGACACAGCGCCTAGAGTTTATGGCGCACAAAATTAAAATATCATAATCTTGGATTGTCGGAAGCTCCTTGGCCTTCCTCTTTCCATTTCCGGAGGCAAGCTGAAAGTGATATCCGGAGGTTTGGTGGTGTCTGGTCTTTATCAGTGTCGCTGACTTAACCTGCACCCGCAGGAACTCATCACCGTACCACGCGACAAGGTCAACCTTGTCCTGCTGTGCCATCGACACCCGCCAGCCTCGCTCCAATATGGACGCGGCGGCTAGGTACTCCCCGATCAAGCCAGTCGTAGTGGACATTGTTAGCCCTTCAAATACATAACCCAGAGTGTCATTCCAGTTATAGCGACTGTTGCAATGATTGTCACTGTCACACCTATAACTATTTTCTCTTTGCGTTTTGCCTGTTCTTCAAGGGCTTTCTTCTGCTCGGCGCGTTGTCTGGCTATCTCGGCCTGTAATCTCTCCCACGCACCCTTCTTACCATACAACATAAATATGCTACGCATCTCATCACGCAGTGTGTCTAATTCTTCTTTGCGGAAAAACTCATCGATGCCAGACTGCTCTACACCAGTAAGTTTTGAGAACATGCCCTTCTTTTTTCGGCTCGCACCGAAGTTAAGTTCTGCCTCGGCCTTTGCGTATTTCGAGACCTGACCGGAAAGTGATGACAGGTCTTTGCCAGCCTTGATTGCAGACGATATGGCACTGCTGGCGGCACTGACTGCCGCGAATGCTGACATTGGGTCGATCATTCTAGCCTCGTATCATCAGGATGATGACGACTAGCAATGCAATCTGGACTGCGTCTATTACTGGTAAGCCTATCATATTAGTAAACCTTCACAGAGTCGGTTGCTACATACCTCGGCACACAATATGCCGTGGCTCGGTCTCTTGCGTCTATGTAATCCGAGTATGAATAGTTTCCATACCGCTTTGTGATTTGTGACGCAAAATAATTACATTCCGTTAGGCTTCTAAAAAACAGGTCGCCGCTTTCAAGTCTCCTGCTGTCCCCTGAGCCAATATAGACCAACAATAAAAAAACGTGTTCCACATTTATTCGCTTTTGGTTTTTACGTTTTTCCAGATGCGGATGCCAAGCAAGATCAGACCACCGACACCAAGAACCAGCGTGATCCATTCGTTCAGGGCTGGTAGCCAGATCGGGCTAGATATCCCTGCGCCGGATAATGCGTAATCGATGTCGGACTCGTTCATCAGTCTGCCTCCAAAGCGGTAATCCGTGAGGTTCTGTTATGCTTTACCAGCCAGCAGGTACTTTGCCAACGATTGGCGGTGTTACAAGATTCTGGATTTGCTCATCAAGCATTGACTGTAGTTCAGCTTCTGTCTTGTCCAAGCCAGCCAGAACCTTCTCTTTACACCAGTCTTTTGTTATGTCATCAAACGCCACAAAGTTGTCAGCGTTAGCCTCACCAGCACTGGCTGTTCCGTATGCTGAAACAGAAAGCGGTGCGCCTTCTTCATTTGTTTCTGTGTCGCTGGTAGCAGTGAACCGCCAATGAATTGTTTTAGCAACATCAGTTAAACTGTTTTCTGTTGGTGCTGTATCGATTTGTGGGTAATCCCACGAGTATGTGTTAGCCATTAGTTATACTCCTCTGTCGGCGCATCAGGCCAAGTAGGGTTGTCTGGGTCAGTCTGTCGTATAACGCGGATAGCCGCACGATACGTTGCAAACAAAGCCTTGCAAGAATCTGTCAGGCCACTGTCGGATAACTGTGTCCAGTCTGTCGCATCCAGTATAGCTTGTGATAATGCTTCGTTGCTTGCGTAACTCGTTGGTATTCCATCAGGTGAAACTTGCTCACCAATGTTTTTATAGTTTGCCATATCTTTATCCTAACAAATAGCCATACCAAAAACTCAAGTGTGCATTTGCGTTAGCTGTTACTGTTCCGCCACTCTCTTGGTAAGTTTGAAAAGATGCAGTGTCCCCTGCAGCCATCTGCATCATACATTGAGTCGCATACGAAATGCCCCCATTTGAGGTAGAACCCAAATACAAAGTCTGTGAGCCGCCAGTTTGTGCATCATTCTTAAATATCGATGCGATGCCTCTAGCCGCAG